TATCAAGAAAAATAAACTCAAATTTCCCAACCTGAGTTTTTCCGCACCTTAAAAGTTCCAGCCCTCTCATCGTTAAAAATGCAGCGAGAGATAGATCCGAGGTAACGAATTTTTTTACATCATTTTCCATTAAAATCCCCTAGAGTATGTTACCTTAATATTAAATATAAATAGATTTAATATTAAGAAGATAACAAAAGAAACGCTTTGTTTATAAGTAACTTGACTTAGACTTATTCGATAACCTCGTTTTTACCAGAATTATCTTCGATATTTTTAAACAACTCATTACTTTTATTTAAATCAGAAAACTCTGATTCTACATCAAATATGTCCGTAAATATTTCTGATGAAGTTTCCTCCATATTTATATAATTTTTTCCGCGCCTATCATTAGAAAACCCATCTTTTGCTACTTTGTTACCATCTGTTTTTTGTATAAAAACAAGTCTGTTCTTTAACCTTAATGAATTCATTTTATTTCTCCAAAAAAAATATGGGGGATTACTCCCCCATACCAATAACTATTTAAAAATAATTATTATGGGTAGGTTCCCATTGCACCGGTAGCAACGCCTCTTGGGTTGATGATAGCTATACCAACGATTTCGCTTACAACCCAACCCATCTTGAGCTGCTTGGGTTCGTCTGCTGGCATAACTTCAATGTCCTGTCTTACTGGCATAACACCAACGAGTTCGGGTTCTGCGGTCGCAAAAGCTTTACCGGCAGGAACAACCTTGCTGACGATGATATCTGCGCCGAAGATCTGGCCATAAAGACCGGTCTGTAGAATCTCTCTTTGGGTTACGGGATCAACCATTGAGCTTCCGCCTGCACCTGCTGATTCCCAGTTCAAAATATCGGTAAACTGATTGATATTTAGGAAGTATTTTGATGTTACTAAGTCCCATCTATCAATCTGTTTCTTCAACTTTAGCATACCGTCTTTTGCAAGCTGACCAACCCTTGATGATATGTCGATATCCTGAAGGGTATTTTCGCCGCCCTTTGAGGTATCACCAGCAAAGTCGAGTGCAGCAAATACGTTTGCGTCTTCCTGAGCCTGGATTTCCATCCTTGCTTTTTGCTGAGCTCTATCAACAACGTTAAATCTTCTTCTCTTGACTTCAGCGTATCTTACGGTTGGGTTTGAAACGATTTCAAACTCAGGAACAGTTACTCTGTCGCCGAAAACACGGCTTTCTGGAGCTGAGCCGTTTGATGAGATAACAACCGCAGATACGTCGATGTCTCTGTCGTATACAGCAAGTGCTCCCTGAGGAAGAGGATCAACTACGAGGGCCTTTCTTCCGACGCCCTGGTAGTCCAAGTTTCTTCTGATTGGGGTTGCCATAGCCTGACCTAGAGCAATCTTGCCTTCCTCGGTTAGAAGAGCTTGCTTGATCATATCGTCTCTCTGGTCATCTGAGAATGATGGCATTCCAGAAGCCATTGCACTTGATGGCTGAAGCTCTTCTACTAGAGCAGCGTATTTTACGATCTGCTGTAGAGCGTCTTTAAGACTTCCTGCGCTTAGTTCACCATGGGTATTGAATAAATTTGACATTTTAAAAATTCTCCTTGATTAAATTTTTATTTTAAATTGGTTTAATTATACGCCAAGTAGGTAAACAGCGTAGAACTCGGGGGCAGTTAGTGAAGAACCGGTTGCGGCGGCGGCGGTTGTGCTAACGAGTGATGAGTCTGAGACGGCCTGTACGAAAGTTGCTGCCTTGTCTCCGTTTGAGGTAGGGCTGGAAGAGCTGGTGGTTAGTTTTCCAGTTGTAGCTAAGCCATAAAGAGGGTTGTTAACTGCTGTTGGTAGAACGGAAAAAGCATCTGCAGTTACGCCGTAAAGACCTGGCATAGCCCATAGGGTTGCCTTTCCTGAGCCGTAGTGTGTTGCTGGTCCAACTACTACTGCGCCTGAGCCGGTTGAGGTGATGTAAGCGCCGCCTGAAAAGCCGGTTGATTGACCGACGGTTCCACCGATAATGGTTCCGTAAAGTGTACCGTATCCGGCCGAGCCTTCATCGATAAGGCCAAATAGCTGACCAGCGGTTGCTTTATCTGCCGTTACGTGACAAAATAGTGATGATGTCTGAACGTCTGCTGCGTAGTAATCGCCGGAAGTTCCGCCGACCAATACACCTACTTCTCCACCAACTACTGCTGCTGATGAATCAAGTAAGTCAAACTGTCCCATTGGTAGGTAACCAGGGGTGAGTGGTTTTAATGCCATGATAAAATCTCCTAAATTTTTTCTAATTTGTTTATAGTGTTATTGATCAATTCAAAAGCTTCTTTTTTCCCGGCATCTTTAGCAACCTTTCTAAGTTTATAGAGATGCTGGAAGAAAGCATTCTTTGATGTAAAATTACCAGTCGGTGTAGGGAGTAGTTTTTGCTCTGTTTTATATTGTTGTTCTAGGGAGTTTTCTATTAGAGAACCATCTCCCATTGATTCGCCAACATACACAGATTTTGGATGAGCAGATTGGATCGCTTTGATCCCACCCTCTTCATCTATATTGTAAAGATCTTTCAAATCTTTCTTTTTATCTTTAGGTTTCTCATTATACATGCTATTCAAGCCAGCATAATAAGCCTTAGTCAAAGAATCTTCGAGTCCCTTTACGGCATACTCGTAAGCGTCAACCTTGTTTTTGTTTTGGGCTAACTTATTCATAGCTGAATCTTCTTTATTAATAGATTGATTATTTTTTTGTGAATTTTTTATAATATTATCTGAAAAATCAGAAGCCCTCCTGTTTGCTCTATCAACTCTTCTTCTTTCTCTTCTATCTTCTCTTACCTCTCTTCTTGATAAAGGCTCGGATACATCGACACCAGATGCGCTACCCGAGGCATAAAAACCTATGGCCCTATCAAGAACTCTTTGCTCAGGTTCATTTGTAAATAATTTCTTTAAAAATCCTACGCCAGAATTTATTTGTCTTATCATAAATCTTCTTAATTCTGTTGCAGAGTCTATATCATTATTATAACAATATTTTATTGCAGAAGCTATTCTATCTTCTATATTTTGCGAACCTATTGCATTTGGAACCAATCCAGAGCCACCTATAGGTGAAGACATATCGGGATCAACGAATGCAGCAAAGGTTGGTGAAGCAAAGAAATTATCAGGGCCTCTACCATTTGCTAGATAAAGAATAAATCTTTGTGGTATAGAAGGTTTCTTTGTGGATATAGGAACCTGATATGTTTCTCCTGTTGATAAAGTTACGTTTGCAATAATTGAATTAGCGGTAACTTTGCTAACCGATGCAGGCTGCTCACCCTTATTAACATCAGGGTAATTTACGGATGGACCGGAAGAATCTCTTGTTTTTCTGGGTTCGTTTTGGCCAGAAGATTCTGTAAAATTACTTAATTCTGCTGAGCCTATAATCCCTGATGAGGCGTCTGTAATACACGCTATATCTCTTGATAAATCTTCCATAGTATAAGAATCATTTATATCTACATTATCACCGGCCGCGACCATTCCTATGAAATTTGGTATTAAACCATTTTCGGCAAAAATCTCAGATATAAGTTTTCCTGATTCTTCTGAGTTTTGATTGATGCTTTCTTTAAGGTAAGATAATCTTGATATAATTGATCTTTTTAAAATAATAACTTCGGAACCTGGATTAACGGGTATGTTTTTTAAACAAGCAATAGCCCTGTCTATTGCATCAGATGATTTTTGTTTTTCTTCATCAGAGAATAGAAGGTATGCGCCGTAGACTGCTGCGGCACCAAAGGCTATTGATGACAATACAGCTAAAGAATAAAGAATGTCAGTTACTGTTGGTGTTTTCTTAAATAATGCTCTCAGTCTATTTGTGGCATTAGCGATGGAACTTCCTCCTGCTGATGAAGATGCATTTGCAGCCGCACCTGCGCCAGTACTGCCACCAATGCCTCCTCCACCACCGCCTAAACTACCTCCTCCTGCCGCGGCAGGGGGCGATCCAGTGGGCGCTTGTGTGCCCGCCCTTGCTCCGCTTGTGGCGCCTGTAGCGCCCGACGTAGCGGCTCCTGGCGAGGCAGATTGAGATTGTCTTACTGCCATGCTTCCGTCGGCAGCCACAGTTGCAGGAATAGCATTCGCCGGATCTATTGTACCCGCCTGAGTAACAGGGTGAATAGTCCTACCCTGCCTAAGCGCCAAGCTATTTCCAGTTCCAGCAATATCGGCTGCATTAGCAGCTTCATCTATCAAACCACCTGGCCGAACAACAACAAGGCTTACGCTACCATTGGTTGCTTCAGATACTTCACTAGCGGCAACACGCACAACATTGTTTATACCTGTGTTAGCACTCGGGATGCCTACTATAACATCTGCGGCAGACCTATCAACAGCTACATTTCCGCCTCTAACTGCATTATCAATATCCTGAGTAAATCTAGGAATTTTTACTGCCTGACTTGCAGTTAGCCTTGGTACATTGGATACTCTGGCAATCTGAAGTATTTCTGCACTAGTACTGGTAGATGCCGATATTTGCGAAGGACCGATGTTTTGTGTAACCTGTCTTGCAGATGATGGGCCGGATATACGTGGGACTTGACTTGGCATCAAATCTAATTCTCTTGAGGATTTTATCAAAGAATCTCTTATTTTATTTAAATTAGGAGCAATGATATTTATACTTCTAATAAAGTCGGCGTATTTTTTGGTACCTTTTGCTACATCTGAAAATTCTTGTAAAAATTTACTATAACTAATAATATCTTGAGCATCTAATCCGTTAGATGCCAATATTTGACTAATATTAGGGTCTTTATTTTTTATGGCGGTTATTATTTTTGACATAGATTCAGCTGATGATTTTAAAGAGCTTGCTACTAATAAATTATCCAGCGGAGTGCCCTTAATTGCTCTTGCCGAACTACCAACCCCTTTTATTATTTTGTCAAAGTCCAGATTATCAATAGTTCTTAAAAATATATTTGCGGCTTCAGCTGCAGTACTAGCAAATTTTAAAAACTCTGCTTTTTTAAAAAAATCATAATTTCTTTTTGATATATTTTTATTCATATTAAATCCCCTGATTTCCAGAATTTCTGTTTCTTCTATTGAATATACGTCTTCTTTGCTGCGAATC